GGCTCGATGTATCAAGTGAATGAAGGCGGAATGCCTGAAATGTTTACAGCTAGCAACGGCAATCAGTACATGATGCCATCAGCAAACGGCAGTGTCACACCGTCGGGCGAGCTTGGTGGTGGCGGTGGAATGCAGGTAATCATCAACAACTTCGCAGGCGCTGACATTCAGACAAGCACATCGTCAGATGGTAAAATCATTGAAATTGCAGTGAAGAAATCACTTGAGGCGGTGGGCGCTAGTTTTAGCTCTAACACTGGCGCACCGTGGGACGGATTGAAAGCAGGTTCAAACACACAGAGCAAACTATAATGACAACAATCGCATACCCTGCAGGACTACCAACGTTTCTATCTGCAAGTAAGTCGCGCAGCCAGCCAGCGAGCTTTACGGAGTCTAACCCGCGCCGTGGACCAGCGTACGCGCAAAAGGTCGGGACTGACGTTCCCGTTTTCTGGGACGTGACATTTAGATTTAATCAAGGGGACGCGCAACGGTTTCAACTATGGGTGCGTCTTGAAAAATACTTGGACGGCGGCATTAACGAATTTACCCTCCCGATTCAAACTGAGTTCGGGATGGTGGATCATGTTTGCCGATTCTTGTCTGATAAATTCTTGGACACAAAGCAAGAATCGAGCATTGTATTCACGTACACGGCGACCATTCTTGCGCGAGCGCTGAAGATTCCGCAAGAGTTTATTGATATGTCAGACATCATTGTAGGGCTGCCAAACTATCAGGAATTCGTGCCGTATCTCGATATCGCCGTAAATCAAGAGTGGCCTAAAAATGGATAAGCGAGAGTTTTGGTCAACAAAGAGCGTCAACCCTGAGTATTTCACTGTGACGTTTTATCACTCTGCGTTTGGGTACTATCGTCTAGTTGATGCTAAGTTTTCAGATGTAACACTGGGCGGCAATCTATTCAAAGCTTGCACCATGAAGATCAACCCGCCGGACATCGGAAAAGATCCTGTCAGCTCTTTTTCCGTATCGTTTCCGCGTATCGTCGTCGGGCGCGAGTTCAAGCAGGCAATGAATAAAATCTCACTGACTGGCAGCTTCGAGCCGATCAAAGCGACATACACACACTGGATAGGAGCTACGCTGAGTGACGTTGCTTTTTCCATTGATCTGTACGTATCAGACAAGGGCGGCATTGCATTCAACGGAGACTCCGTTACAGTCAAAGCTACTGATGACAACCCTATGCGGCTTGATGTCTCTACCATTTTCACAATCGAAGATTTCTCTGGGCTTGAAATGACATGACGCAAGATGAATTCGTCAATAAAGTCATCGGTGTGCCATGGGTCAGATTCGCGCACTCGTTCGAGTCGATGGATTGCTACGGTCTAGTAATGCTCTACTATCAGCACGTCGTTAATGTGGACATTGGAGAAATGCCGATTCGTGATATCAAAGATGGTGCGTTCGAGTCGTCGCCACTATGGAAAAAGTCGCAAGCTGCTGTTGGCGGCTTGGTATTTACTGCTTACCGTGGCGATATTCCGCATCATTGCGGCATCGCACTGAATGACGAATACGTACTTCACGCAGCAGGCAATAGCCAAGCCTACGGTTCTGTTAAAATAGACCGAATCGCAGCACTTAAACGCTTATACGGAAAAATAGAATTCTATGCTTACTGTCCTGAATGATCCGCTTCACGCAACTGGCGGCGAGCTTTTCGAGCTTGATTGCAGCTTAACGATTCAAGAAAATATCCAGCTTCATTTGCAGGCTGGCGCTGATTACATGCTGTGGATTAATGGCGACAAGATTGATTCGCCCGAGCTTTGCGACACGCTTGATCGTCTTGCACGTCCCGGCGATATGATACGACTAGCACGGAGGCAAGAGGGCATTGAAACGCTTATCTACATTGCGATTGCCGTGGTTGCTGCTGTGGCAGTTGTCGCGCTAACACCTAAGCCTCAGATCCCAAACAACGCAGGCTCTAGCAAGGATTCGCCAAACAACAAATTTACCGGATCAACTAATTTATTCCGTCTGTATCAAGCAATCCCTGACGTGTACGGCACTTGCGTATGCTATCCAGACTTAATTCAGCAGTCGTTTTACGAGTACATCAACAATGTAAAATACATTACAGAGCTAATGCTGATCTCTCACGGCGCTGGCTACGTCGATAAGGTAAAGTCAGCAACATCACCGTTTTCTGATATTAGCGGAGCAAGCTTTGAGGTATTCAAGCCAACGTATTCAGCAGGCCAATACCCAGAGGACGGCACAACGCTGGTTACAGGCATTATCGAGTCATTTGCAACGCCAAATGTAGACGGTCAAACACTAAAACCTGCCGTAGTTCCGCCGATTATAGAAGGGAACGGCCCAGCGTATTATTCTGGAGATACTCTAACAATAAATTCCACTCAAGATTTTTCAAGTATAAATAGTGTGATAGGGTTGACTGGTGGAGTTTTCTTAAAAGTAAGATATCAGTATGAGGCATCATCAGGAACTGGGCCCGCTCCGTGGTACACTTTTGACGACTTCGAGGGTGACGTTACTCTTGTTTCGTTCTCTGCCAGCAACATAGTTTTTTCTGGTCTTAATTTACGCCCATCATTTTCACAGGGAGTTGTTGCGCATTACTCAGCAAGAAGGTCACTGATTGATGTATCTACAAGCACATCGTTTACCGTGCCGTTCCCTACCCCAAAGATCCAATATAACTTTGCTATGATGCGCGGGTTGCGTGGCGATGATGGTGGCGCTACTGTTAACGTTCGCGTGAATTATTTTGCAGTGAATGATGATGGTAGCGAGATAGCAGGCAGCGCAGGAAGTGAGAACTTTTCATTCTCTGGCGATACGTTCGAGCAGCAGTTTAGAACCGCTTACGTGACACCTGCTTACGGCTATGCGCGATACAAAACCAATGTGACGCGAACAAATCCGTCAGCATCGCCTAAAGCTGATTACGATCAAATAAAGATTGAGTCGATCAATGGGATTCGTGAGTACGGCGCTAAACAATTCCCATCATCTACGATCATCCGCGTTCGCACTCGCGCAACTGAGCAAGCAACGAGCGGCAACGAGCGCAAGTTTAACGTCGAGTTTACTCGCGCAATCCGTGACTTTGACACGACAGTGTGCACACCAAGCCGCAGCATGGCTCGCGCAATAATTCATCAGCATGTGGCTGTGGCCCAACGCTCAATCGATCAGCTTGACCTTGATTCTTTACGCGCAATCAATGCGTCATTACCAACCAATACGACGCTTCTAAACTTTGACTTTACCTTCGATGACAAGGACGTGTCATACGGTGAGAGGATCGCAACAATGGCGAATGCTGGGCGCTGCAGCGTATTCCGTGACGGGTCGCGCTGGTCGTTCGTTCGTGACGCTGTACGCGGCGCATATCCTGAAATGCAACTTGATTATCGAAACCTTGCATCGGGCGGTAGCTCAACTATTTCAATGGATCGCATTACGCCAAACTCACACGATGGTGTTGAGCTTGAATATGTTGATCCACTACTAAATAAGAAAGCGCTAATAAAGCTGCGCATCAATACTGATGGCTCAATCGTTAACGGAGTTTGCGGAAATCCGCTAAAAGTTCGGCTCGCTGGCTGTCGTGACATTGTGCAGGCAACTAACCGAGCACGACTAGAGGCCGGACACTTGGTTTACTCGCGTGACGCTGTATCTGATGACGCGCTATCTGACGCGAATATGCTAGGCCGTGGCGCTCTGGTGCGCTGGATTGACCCTAATGACTTCTACGGTGACGATGGGCTACAAGCTGGCGAGATTATCGCAATCAATGGCAACGTGGTAGAAACGAGCGAAGAATGCCTCTTCAAAGGTCAATCAGTCGGGCGCGTGGCATTCACGGCAAAAGATGGCGCTAGTTCGCTATTCGTTCGCTGCACACCGCGCACAGATAAAGTGTTTGGCTTTGTCGTGGATTCAGTACCTAGTGCGGTATATCTCAAGTCAGGCGCTCAAGGGGCGAGTAGCCGTTATGTGTTTGGTGTCGGATTGACAGAGGAAGAAATTGCAAGCGCAGGGCTTTACACAGTAGTGACGAAAACGCCTAAGCCAGATGGCACTATTTCATTGCAGCTCAGAAAGTACGACAAACGCGCCTATGCTTTTGACTAAATAACAACACGAACGCTGTTATAATTGACGTATTAACAGATAAAGGGCATTAGATGACCACTCCAACTAACAATCCAGTACCGTCCAAAGATCCGCGTGATCTGGTTTTTAATATCGAGTCAATCGACAAGCTTGTAAACGAGGACGCAAGCATTGTTAACCGGAAAGGGGTGACGATCCTTTCTATTTCCGGCGCAATCGACAAGTTAAAAACAGCGTGTGATGCTGCTGTATCTTCTGTAACTACGATAAAGAACAATGCAGTAACAAATATTAACGCACTTGTTCAGCAGTCAACGGCGGTAATAAATTCACTTGTTGCATCGGCGAAATCGCAGATAGCAGAGAAAGTTATTACTGTCGGCTTTAAAGTGCCAGTTCCGTTTGCTGCTGACATTGTCGCGTCAGACTTCACAACAACCGTTACAAACGGCGGCAACAATTACTTTGCCAATCCTGCAGCAACTCCGTTTACAACGACAGCAACATTCAATCCGGCGCAATGGCTTTTGTTCAATCAAGAGTTTGCAGGATCGGAGATTGCACAAACGCCAACGTACAGCACCTTGAGGGCGTATAACGGCGCTGCTAAAACCGCGTACATCAAGGGAAGGTTAAACGATAAGGACGGAGCAGCAGGCACTTTTACTGTTGATGATGCCGACTTAACGAGCCAAGATAATGACGGCACAGTTTTAGTTGATGCTTTAGGGCGCAGATGGAAGCGGCAGGCCGATCTAGGGCTTTTTAATGTGTGCTGGTTTGGTGCTTCGCCAGATTTAGCTGATATTTCAGACGCTCTTGATAGAATCTCGTTGTTAGTATATGACGGCTCTATCGTAAGATTCCCTACTGGTCACTACAAAAAGAGCCGCGCATTTATCATTGAAAAGCCGAATGTTCGCGTTATCGGTGACGGTCAAAACATGTCGTTCTTAGAAACGACAGTTGCGGATGTTGACGGAGTTGTATTTCGACCAATCACGGCAGGCATTACATCTGCGATGTTATCGGGCGCATACGTAAAAGACATATACGTACTAAATAACAGGCAATCTGTAGAGTGCGCAGGCGTTTTGTTTAATCAGTGTAATGCCTACACGCTGTCAGACGTAACGATTAACGGCGCTGCTACGCCTCTGCACATTAAGGGCGGGCAACTTGGAACGCTAAAGGATTACAAACTATTTGCCACTGGCGGCACGCTGGTTGCTGGTCGATCTGCGTTAATTCGGTTCAGTGCAGCCATTTACTCAGGATCAATCCAGTCTTGCTACACAGTTAAATCAAGTAATTTTTTACTTACAGCATCAAAAAACAGGTACGCGTGCATATCCATTGAGTCCGGTGATGGCATTCAGTTTTCCGAGGGGTATGTTGGTTTTGGCAATGGGGCGCTACTGACAACAGGAACGCTTCAGAATAACACCGGAATATATTCAGTAAGTTTTGTTAATACCTATTTTGATGGTATCTCATACGCTCAGTCTCCTTCTAAGCTAATCGAGATTAGTGAGGATGGGTTTAGCGGGTCGTCGGTTGATGGTGTGGATTTTGGCTCTGGTTGCGTATTTGGAAACACTCCATTAGCTGTACTAAAAACAAAAATAAACACCGGGCGCATTAGCTTTAATGGCGTGTACTTCATAAATATTCAAGAGTGGGCATACAAGCAAGAGGACGGAGTAATAACATCGTCAGATTTGCTAATGACAGGAGTGACATTTAAAAACGTAGGTAGCGCATCATCTGGCGTTGTTTCTATTGCTAATGGCAGATCGTACAACCTAAGCGGGAATACGTTTTCAGACGTGCGGAATGTCTGCTTATCTGTTTCTGGGAGTATCAGGACTGGCGTTGTATGTGGAAACTCGAACAACTCAAACGTATCAGATAGAATTGACGTTGCTACTTACGAGACATCGCCTGCAATTTCTGGAAATTCAAGCAGATATTCTGGGGTTAATACGTGGCGCGGCACTAACTTTGCAAATTTACCATCGTCAAATCCAAAAACTCTGGATTGGTACGAAGAAGGTACATTTACACCCGTGCTTCGGATTGGCGGCGCATCAACTGGCATAACGTATTCATCGCAAGTTGGTACGTTTACGCGGATCGGAAACAGAGTGCTGTACTCTGTAAATATTTCGCTCACTTCAAAAGGCTCGTTGACTGGCGATGTAAATTTATTTACCTTGCCGTACCTTGCCAAAGCAGGGCAGAACTACCCGTCATCAATCCGACTGCACAACATGAGCAACAACATTGGCGATGGAATGGTGTATAGCCTTGTTTTCGGAGGGGGAACAAACATCGGACTATACCGAGTTGATGTGTCTGGCGGAACAGAGGTTCAGATTCCACTGACACAGATAGACATCAGTGATAGCGCTTTAATTACAATTTCAGGGCAATACGAGGTATAAATAAAGGGGCATTGCGCCCCATGGTTCAAGTAATCGTCAAAATGTCAGTCACGATCTCTAGCAGGTCGGACTGGCTTTTTTTCGTTCGATATAACCGTGATCTATCCCCGTGAACAGAATGCTTCCCGCGATGGCACAGGTTCGAGCAAAGCGGCAATACATCCATATGACAATCAGCGCGAAGCCTTCCAAGCCTAACGTGGTGTAGCTCAGTCGGGCTTAGCTGCTCTTCTCCCAATAGGCGGCACACAACACATCCTATTTCAGCAACCCGCTGCTGATACGCTATTTCAGCCTCATTTCTCGGCCTATTCTTACCCCTTCTTCGCGGTGCGATTGGAATATCAGAATTATCAGCATCTACCGCGCTCAATATCTGATTCATTGAACGCGGGGCAAGTTTGCTAGATCGTGGCTTCATACGGAATCAAAGCCGCTTCAGGCCAAACTTGTACGCTGCCTGTCTCGAATAGGCTCTCTACGCTGTAGCCGATTGGCGTGGCTTCTGTTGAGTAAAAGCCGACTACCTTACCGCGCCACTTGCTGCCCTGCTTTTTCTGAACAAGATCGTCTAGCGAGTAAATGGCATTTACAGGATTACTTCTGGTTGCTGGCTTAGCCTCTAGCTGAGCAAAAAACTTTACATCGCTAACATTTAAGCTGCTTAATACTTGATTATTCCCCCACTCCTTTACTTGCTTTTCGCTCATTTCGTCGGGGCAATGCTCAAGCATTACGCCGTCTAGTTTTGCCTGTATCGAATCAATAACCTCTTGTTGACTCGCAAACGCAGCATAAGCGGCCCGCGCCTGAACGCATCTATACTTGCCACCTGCGCCGACGCTGATACCTTCTGGAAATGCGTAATACGCTTCAAACGCTTTTTGATATTTCATTTCTTTTCTCCGTTTTCACAACTATTAAATTTATATTCATACTTCCAGTTCAGCGCATCGCCGAACTTCGCCGATCGAGCGACATAACCAAACACCGAGCCAAGAAACATGCAAGAAAGTGCGAGCGCCAATACTGATATAAATAATTTCATTTAGTGCATCCCCATCGATTTGAGTTTTTGATCTACCATGTTTTTTGCTGCAATCAGGCTTCGCATCGTCATACCTTGCGTGGCCACCTGTAGTAGCGAATCTAACCAAGACGACATTTCACGAATAACGCTCAATTCATCGCCAGTAGCGCGATAAACGCCTTTCTCATTGAATCGCTCGCCAATCGACATCAGCGCATCTGCTGTTTTATTGCACACTTCGACCGACGGCAAGATGGCCTGTTTTGTGCCTTCGTTCGCTGCTGACTCGTAAATATTACGCGACAACTCAAAGCAGAACGCCAGCATTTCATTGAGATAAACGAAGCCGGACGAATCGAGCCACGGAGCGCAAGTTTTTGTACCTGTTAGCGCGTCAAGCGTCGCCATGATGCGCGTCATAAACTCGCGGTACGCTTCATCATCCTGCGGCGCTACTGAGTTCTTGACTAGCATCGTTTGCATGGCCATCCAACCATCCGACTTGCTGTTGTATTGCGGCTGCTTCTTGTTCGATGTTCTGCGTTGTTGACGATTCATTGTGTTGCCCCTGATTGTTTGAGTAAAACCATGACCGCTGTCGAGCTTGCCGCGCTCTGCATGATGTCATAGTGGTTTGTTTGTGCCTAACCATTCCGCTGAGCCCGTAGCTCTTCAAGTCGACCTAGCTTTGATTGATAATCATACCCGCCGCAATCGTCAATCTTCGCCATAATTTTTAAGCGGGTGACTCCAAATGTGTCGCGGTGCTTCAAATCGTTACGCGGAATCGGCGGTGCGATTGAGTGATTAAACTGTGGATTTAACACACTGCCATCGCCACGCGCAGGATTTTTCGGCTTAGCTTCTTTCACGACTTTTTCTTTTACTGGCTTCGGTTTCTGCTCGTTCTTGATGGTGACGATCTCCGCAACAATGCCAGTTTTACGATAAACCGCTGACTTCGTTCCCGCCGATTCTTCGGCAACCTCAACAAGGCCGAACTTTCGAGTCAATGCGGTGAACGTCCACCAAGGCATTTTAGACTGCAACACAATCCCGCTTGCTGTGTTGATTGAGAATGTATCGCCTCGGATTTCACCGAGAATCTTGGTGACACGCGCCAAGGCTTTGATTGAGTGATGTGCAGATCGCGCTTGAACTTCGATAATCATATCAGCCACCTAGACCGAGAAATTTAATCAAACCGGAATTAGTGTAAAGGCCGGACTTGCCATCTATGAAATAAGCCGCCTTTTTATTCACAGTCACACTGACCACTTTAATAATAAATCCTTGATCTGCTGCTACTTCCAAAATTTGAGAGATTTTCATTTTACTTCCCCGTTGCTTTGTTTGATTCGATAGACAAAAGATACAGCGAAACGGAGAGCAAAACAAGCTTTATTTGTTTCCTCTCCGCAATTAATTAATGCTGTGTGATTTTAGCAACATCGCCAACATTGACGTAGGCGACAGCAGAACAATTGCCGCGCATAAGCTTCTGTCGTGAGTTGCTGTGCTTGTCGCTGCATTGCACGGACTCAAAGCGCAGGACTAGCGTACCGTCTGGCCGTGCGTCTGAGATATAGCCGGTTTGCCCGTAGCGGTGCAGTAGCGGGTCGTCGTTGATAGTTGCGAACATTATTAATCCTTCTTCGTTAGTTTTTTGATTTGCTGTCCGATAAAAGCCATACACGGCACGGCCATTGAGTTGCCCAAAGCTTTGTAGCGATTACCGTCAGGGCATTCGCCGGCTGGTTTGCCGCGCCAAGGGATTTTGGTGTAATTGTCAGGGAATCCCTGTAAACGCTCACATTCCACAGGGGTTAATCGGCGTACAGCAATTTCTTGCAGTAGTGCAGGCGTTCGATTGCTTCCGCTGTCTGCGCTAGTGAGTGTTGGCGCGGTATGTTCGCAATATCCGATCCCGCCTGCTGCAGACCCTTGACCGCCTTTAAATGCTGCTACTGTTTGATAAGCCACGCCATGCACATCGGTCTTGGTCTGGCACGGCGCAACATCGATCATCGGAGCAACGGCATTGCCGCCATTCTTCGGCTCGCGGCCAATCCAGTTACCGGGTAAGCCGTAGGCAGGCAAAACTAAGTCCGTCGCGCTTTTGTAATCTCGCGCTGATACTGTACTGGCTACGGGGGCAGTGCCATATTCACCACTGGATTGACGGTCGAATGTGAGCGTTTCACTACCCCCGCCCAAATCACCGCCCTGGCTTCTTAGTGTTCCGGTACCTGCGCTGTAGCCGCCAAAGCTTGATGCAGTGAATCCGGCAGCTTCTTCCCGCGGGCCTCTGCTCGGCGCAAAATCCCTGCGCACGCCTTCCCACTCAAAAAGTATTTGCGCGGGATGAACGTCTTTTCTAGCACTTGCGACAAGGAACACACGGCGGCGGCGTTGGGCCACTCCGAAATATTGGGCGTCCAAAATGCGCCATGCGATTGTTCTTTGGGGACCAAACACACAACCAGCGTTCGACCATTTACCCCCTGGCGGTTGTAGTTCGTCATCTTCTCCGGCCAGAGCGCCAAGAAAGCATCCGAAGGCGTTTCCTTTGTCGGAGAGGACGCCGGGCACGTTTTCCCAGACGATAATTGATTCGTTTTCGCCTCGGGCGCGTCGAACATGGTCAATTGCATTTGCTAACTCCACATATTTGATTGTGAGCTGGCCGCGTGGGTCGTTCATACCCTGACGCATACCCGCAACACTGAACGATTGGCACGGCGTACCACCCACCAAAACGTCAGGCGCTTCGATTTCGCCGGCGATCACCTTGACGGCGAGTGTTGTCATGTCGCCAAGATTCGGCACATCGGGGTAATGGTGCGCAAGGACAGCAGAGGGGAACGCTTCGATTTCTGCTAGCCATGCAGCAGTCCAGTCCATCGGGTGCCATGCAACGCTGGCCGCCTCTATGCCAGAGCATACCGAACCGAAGCGCATTATCGATCACTCTTAATGATGTGGCTCTTGCTATTGCATAACGCGCATTGTGTCGGCGCTACGTCTGAGCGGGTTAATAGTATCGGCGTGTCGTGATTGCGACAGTACCAGCGCGGCGCGTTGATCGATACTTGCTTTTGAATGTGATTGCTCATTCTTGCTCACCTCCCAATGCTTCAATCAGCGCAGGAATAAACCCGCGCAACTCACCGATCATTAATGCTAGCTGCGATTCAAACAACGCGGCCTGATCTTCTGCGTCCATATCCTTCACTTCGTCTTTCACTACGTCGAGCATTTTTAGCGACTTGATACCGAAATCTTCGCACAGGTTAAACGACAGACGATCACCGAAATTCATTTCTAGCTTTGTTACTACCTTTCCAGCAGATAGATGGTTAAAGATTTCGTCGCAATCTAAAGTCTGACGCTTAAACTTTGCTGTCGTGCCTTCATCGCCCGGCAATTTCATTTCAGCGTCTCGCCCTGCTGACCAGCCATCCGGCGTATCAATTTCTAGCCAGCTAGTCATAGCTGCGCTTGGCGACATAACCGTATTTACAAGCTTCGTTGGTAAGTTACCCATGGTTTCACGAAGGAATGATAAAACGCGCTCTGCGTTGCTTGCTGAAGCCGTATTGACGAACACCAAGTTGTTTTCCAAATCAATCAACACATTGTCGATGCGAGACTTCACAAACGCCTTTGGCAGCATTCCAGCAATCACTTGCTCTTTGATAAGCTTGCGCTCTTTGCTGCCGACTTTGCGCAATTCTTGTATTTCGATACTTGCAACTTTATCG